ATGTACTTAATCTTGTCAAGACTGAACAGCAGATGGCAGAAGAAATGCAAGCTGCACAACAAGCACAAACACAACAATCTCTGGTTGATCAAGCTGGACAATTAGCTGGTACTCCATTAATGGACCCACAAAAAAATCCACAGATGATGCCAGAAGAAGAACCACCCGCTGAATAAATATGGCTGATACATTAACTATCAAACAAGATGACCAGTCTACAGATGTAGAAAATCTGACGACTGAAGAGCAAGACTCCCTGCAAGTCGGGGAGGAAATGGCTAAAGAGCAAGGTGAATTACTTGCTGGTAAATATAAAAATGCTGAAGATTTAGAAAAGGCTTACGTTGAACTTCAAAAGAAATTAGGAGACAAGGAAGAACCTGAAGCTACTAAGGATGAAGAAGAAGTTACTGATGAGAAAGATGAACCAAAGGAAAAGAGTGAAGCTTATTCATTAATTGAATCAGCTAGTGATGAGTACTTTAAAAATGGTGAATCTTTATCTCCTGAAACTCTTGAGAAATTTAAAGGTATGAGTAGTCAGGATTTAGTTAATGGCTATATGCAAATGGTCAAAGATAATCCTCAAACTAATAATACTGAAGTTGATGTAAACACAGCAGAGATTAATAAAATACAAAACTCTGTTGGTGGTGAAGCTCAATACAATAATTTAGTTACATGGGCTGGAAACAATCTTCCAGAAAATGAAATTAAAGCTTTCGATGATTTAGTTGGTACTGGTAATGCAGCTGCTATTCAGTTAGGAGTTGATGCTATCAAATCTAGATACGAAGCAGTTAATGGCTACGAAGGACGAAGACTAACAGGCAAAGCTGCTGACACAAGCGGTGATGTATATAAAAGTCAAGCCCAATTAGTAGAAGCTATGAGCGACCCTCGCTATGACAGAGACCCTGCTTATAGACAGGATGTTGTAGCAAAACTTGAACGATCAGATATCGATTTTTAATTATGGCACCGAAAGGCAAGGGCACCTATGGAACTAAAAAAGGTAGACCCCCAAAGAAATGAAAACTAAAGATTTAGACACACTACTCGAAAACGAATACCCTTACGAACCACCAGTACGAATTATTCCTATGTCACACCACAACACAAACCCTTTTATGACACATGAAGCGGAACGCTTTAACGGCTGGGCAGCAATGCTTGGCTTTGTTGCTGCTGTCGGTGCTTATGTCACCACAGGTCAGATCATACCCGGCATCTTCTAAATGGAAGATGAGTTGCTTTGATTTTCTCGAAGCAAGATACAAAGTGATACTCGATGAGAATCTACCTCTTAAGAATAAGATGGACCTCATCGAATTTTTTCTCTCCAAAGTGGACGAGGAATGCAACAACATTCATTTACATTAATCACATGGCTGCAATCTCATTACAAAGAGACACTACAACCAATTGGGAAAAGTTTTGTAACTGGGTAACTAGCACAGACAACCGCATATATGTTGGTTGGTTTGGAGTGCTAATGATACCTTGCTTACTAGCTGCAACCACCTGTTTTATTCTCGCCTTTATCGCTGCTCCTCCAGTGGACATCGATGGCATACGTGAACCAGTTTCAGGTTCCTTAATCTACGGAAACAACATAATATCAGGAGCTGTCGTCCCCTCCTCAAATGCAATCGGACTACATTTCTATCCTATCTGGGAAGCTGCCACGCTAGACGAGTGGCTATACAATGGCGGACCATATCAGTTAGTTATATTTCACTTTCTCATTGGAGTGGCTGCGTATGCAGGAAGACAGTGGGAACTTTCTTACCGCCTTGGCATGAGACCTTGGATCTTTGTAGCTTATACAGCTCCATTGTCAGCAGCACTAGCGGTTTTTCTTGTATACCCTTTCGGACAAGGGAGTTTTAGTGATGGTATGCCTCTTGGTATTTCTGGTACTTTTAACTTCATGTTCGTATTCCAAGCAGAACACAATATCCTTATGCATCCGTTCCACATGCTCGGTGTTGCTGGGGTATTCGGTGGATCTCTTTTCTCAGCTATGCATGGAAGTTTGGTTACATCTTCAATCATTAAAGAGACAACAGAAGATATGTCACAGAACTATGGTTATAAATTTGGTCAAGACGAGGAGACTTACAACATCGTTGCAGCTCATGGCTACTTCGGTAGATTAATTTTTCAGTATGCGTCTTTCAATAACTCTCGTTCTCTTCATTTCTTTCTTGCTACTTGGCCGGTTGTTGGCATATGGCTGACATCTATGGGTGTATGTACTATGGCGTTTAACCTTAATGGTTTTAACTTTAACCAATCAATTGTTGATACTAATGGCAAAGTTATTCCTACTTGGGCGGACGTTGTAAACAGACAGAACCTAGGTATGGAAGTAATGCACGAGCGTAACGCTCACAACTTCCCACTTGATTTGGCTTCAACTCAATCAACAGAAGTTGCATTAACAGCTCCACAAATTGGCTAAAAATTTTTGTTTATACCTAACCTTAATCACTAACTTATTTATATGCTCTGGCGTTATCCGCCATTGGAATAGTATGCAAACTAAAGACACAGAACTTCTAGAACTACAGAAACAGGTAGATAAATTACTAGAGGAATATAGACAAGAAGAATATAAAAGGAAAGATGAGCCAGTAGGCGAGTCTTCATACTAACCACGACTTCCGTTCATCCTGTTTAGGACGCATGAAACCAAAGCATGGAACGGGGCTTTGGTAAATGGAGATAGCTATGCAAGTTACCTACGTTTATCGTGGCGTTGCTTACACAAAATTTGTGAAGTAACAACAAAGAAAGGGAGCACCTCAGAGTCGGACTCCCTTTCACTTTGGCTTTTTGCCCTCCAAGGAGGATACCAATCAGCCGTCTAGACGGTGGGATAGACCACAAAAATGATCAAAAAAATTCTGTACGGAAGAAAGTAAACAATAAAATTTTTTAAATAAAATGGCTGATGCTAATCAGGTCGGTGTAGGTAGAATTAATCTATCTTCCGGCGTAGGTTATGACGGAGCTGGTGACAAGTACGCCACCTATCTTAAACTCTTTAGTGGAGAGATGTTTAAGGGATTCCAACATAATACAATTGCTCGTGACTTAGTTACGAAGCGTACATTGAAGAACGGAAAGAGTCTTCAATTTATCTACACAGGTCGCATGACAAGTGACTATCACACACCGGGGACTCCTATCTTAGGAAATGCTGATAAGGCACCTCCAGTTGCTGAGAAGACAATTGTTATGGATGACCTTCTAGTCAGTTCTGCATTCGTGTATGACCTTGACGAGACACTTTCTCACTATGATTTAAGAGGAGAAATTTCTCGTAAGATTGGTTATGCTCTTGCTGAGAATTATGACAGAAAAATATTCAGAGCTATTGCTAAAGGTGCACGTCAAGCATCTCCTATCTCTGCTACTGGTTTCGTTGAACCCGGTGGTACTCAGATTCAGTTAAATGGTACTCAGAACAATACACAAGCAACTACTGCTTCTAACCTTGTTACTGGTTTCTATGACGCTGCGGCTGTATTAGATGAGAAAGGAGTAAGTTCTGACGGACGTGTAGCTGTACTTAACCCAAGACAGTACTACGCACTTATCCAACAAACAGGTGACAATGGACTAATCAACAGAGACGTTCAGGGTACAGGTTTACAGTCTGGAGAAGGCGTTGTATCTATCGCTGGTATTAAGATCTACAAGTCAATGAATCTACCATTCTTAGGTAAGTTCGGTACTGCTAATACTATCTCCAATGCTGGTTCATTCATAGGTCAATCTATGGATTCTGGTTCTGGTAGACAGACAGCAACTTATGCAAGATCTGGAACAACTATCACAGTAACTCTTAACGCTCACGGTCTATCCGTTGGTGATAAAGTTGTCTTTGATGCTACAGCTGGTGGAGGTACTTCAGGTACATACACAGTTGCTACTGTTGCTACAAATACATTCACAATTACTGATACTGTAAGTGGAACCGTTTCAGGCGGAACAGCTTGTGCTTTCAATATTGCTGGTGTTAACAATGGCTATGGTGAGGCTGGAGACTTTGCTGGATCATGTGGTTTAATCTTCCAAAAAGAAGCTGCTGGTGTAGTAGAGGCAATTGGTCCTCAAGTTCAAGTAACTAATGGAGACATATCCGTTATTTACCAAGGCGATGTGATCCTCGGACGCATGGCTATGGGAGCAGATTACTTAAACCCTGCTGCTTGCGTGGAACTACACGTAGGTACAGCAGACGCTGCTTTCTAAATTTATACATATACATGGGAGCTTCGGCTCCCTTTTTTTTTATCTATGGCTACTACAACTATTGACCCCGATACCGAACTATCCGCAGTGAACTCAATTTTGGGTAGCATAGGTCAATCACCTTTAACTACTCTAAATTTTAATAATCCAGAAACTGCATTTGTTTATAACCTATTAGTTGAAGCTAATAAAGATATACAAAACGAAGGATGGCATTTTAATACTGAAGAGAATGTAAAAGTTACTCCTGATACAACTACAAAATACATAGTTATCCCTAGTAACTATTTAAGATACGATTTACATGATAAACGTATTGATAAAACAAAGGATTTAGTTAGAAGAAACGGAAGACTATATGACTTAGTTGAACATACTGATCAATTTACTGAGGATCAATATTTAGATATTGTCACTCTCTATCCATTTTCAGATGTTCCTCCAGTTTTTCAAAGATATATTATTTCCAGAGCTTCCGTCCGTGCAGCTGTACAGCAAGTTGCAAATAAAGAATTAGCAGCATTACTACAGATACAAGAGCAAACTGCTAGAGCAAACGTAATGGATTATGAATGCAGTCAAGGCGACCATAATTATATGGGCTGGCCGGAGAAAACTGCGTATGCACCATTCCAACCGTTCCAAATATTAAATAGAAGATAATGGCAAGTGTTACTCAAACAATACCAACGCTGACTGGAGGTTTATCTCAACAGCCAGATGAACTAAAAATTCCCGGACAAGTTAGTGTCGCTAATAATGTAATACCTGATGTAACACATGGCTTATTAAAACGTCCGGGTGGGCAGTTAGTTGCATCTATTAGTGATAACGGAACCTCAGCTTTAAACTCACAAACAAACGGTAAATGGTTTTCTTACTACCGTGACGAGACAGAAAGTTATATAGGACAAATTAGTAGAACTGGTGACATAAATATGTGGAGATGTAGTGACGGAGCATCAATGACCGTTAACTACGATTCAGGAACTGCAAGTGCATTAGCTACATATTTATCTCATAGTGATGATCAAGATATTCAGACCCTAACTCTTAACGATTACACATTTATAACTAATAGAACTAAGACTGTAGCAATGTCATCTACTGTTGAAACTGTTAGACCTCCTGAAGTCTTTATTGATTTAAGAGCTACAGCTTACGCTAGACAATATGCACTTAATTTATATGACAACACAAACACCACAACTGAAACCACAGCTACAAGAATTAGTGTTGACCTAGTTAAGTCAAGTAATAATTATTGTAATGGCAGTGGAGGTATGGTTGGTCATGCATCTCGTCCAAGTCAATCTACACGATGCGATGATACAGCTGGAGATGGCAGAGACGCATATGCACCAAACGTAGGAACTAGAATATTTGATATTGATGATGGAGCAAGTCTTACAGACGAAGCTAATTCTGGAAATTATACTTACACAATTGATGTTAAAGCTGCTAATGGTAGTTCAGTAAATAGAGGAACTAATCTATATTTCAGAATTAGAACTACTGGACAATCAGTACCTTTTACAACTGGTTCAGGTGAAACCCAAACAACTACATACCAAGCTAGATATACAACTACCTTCGATCTTTTATATGGTGGATCTGGTTGGCAGCAAGGTGATTATTTTTATGTATTTATGGATGATGGTTACTACAAGATAACTGTAGAAGCTATTAGTACTACACAGATACAAGCAAACTTAGGACTAATTAGACCAAACCCTACACCTTTTGATACTGAAACTACAGTTACTGCTTCAGGAATACTTGGAGATATAAGGCAAGCAATAATAGATACTGGTAACTTTACTTCTTCTAATGTGAAGCAGATTGGTAATGGGATATATGTAACTAGACCATCAGGTACGTTTAACGTTACCTCACCTACAAGTGACTTACTTAAAGTAATGTCTAGTGAAGTTAAAAACGTAGATGATTTACCTGATCAATGTAAGCATGGGTATGTAGTTAAAGTAGCTAATAGTGAAGCTGACGAAGATGACTACTATGTAAAATTTTTTGGAAATAATGATAGAGATGGAGATGGAGTTTGGGAGGAATGTGCAAAACCCGGCAGAAATATAGAGTTTGATAAAGGCACTATGCCTATCCAGCTAGTCAGACAAGCCAACGGTACATTCACTGTTTCACAAGCGACTTGGGAAAATGCTGATGTAGGAGATACTTTAACTAATCCTAATCCCTCTTTTGTTGGTAAAACAGTTAATCAATTAGTTTTCTTTAGAAACAGATTAGTCTTCTTAAGTGATGAAAACGTAATCATGTCAAGACCCGGAGAGTTTTTTAACTTTTGGTCTAAGACAGCTACCACCTTCACACCACAAGATGTTATCGATCTTTCTTGTAGTTCTGAATACCCAGCTATTGTTTATGACGGTATCCAAGTTAATGCTGGATTATTATTATTTACTAAAAATCAGCAATTTATGCTGACTACCGATAGTGATATTTTAAGTCCAGAAACTGCAAAACTTAACGCAGTAGCATCTTATAACTTTAACGAAAAAACCAACCCTGTTTCTTTAGGAACTACTGTTGCCTTTATAGATAATGCAAATAAATATACACGTTTCTTCGAGATGTCTAATGTACTTAGGCAGGGAGAACCAGATGTAGTTGATCAGAGTAAAGTTATCTCAAGATTATTAGATAAGGATATAAGTATAGTATCTGAATCACGAGAGAACTCAGCTGTATTCTTTAGTAAAAAAGATACAGATGAAATCTATTGTTTTAGATATTTTAATAGTGGAGACAAGCGATTACTACAAGCGTGGTGTACTTGGACTCTTGCAGGGAGTATTCAATATCACTGCATGTTAGATGATGCTTTGTTTGTTATTACTCGAAATAATAATAAAGATCAAATGGTTAAATATTCTTTGAAGCTAGATGATAATGGTCACTCTGTAACTGATACCAGAGACACTGCTGACACATCAGATGACTATATATATCGTGTTCAC